TCGAGGAAACGTCCTACTCAATCCAACTACCTAAGGAGTTAACCTATGCGCCATAATGACCTAGTCGATGTTCTGTATATGCTCAAACCTAACCGGTATGAGTGTCCGCAGATTTTTATCGATAAAGGCGTCGGTACCCAACCATCACTGGTTGAGCCGACTTTGCTCTACTTCCTCCGAAAGGACGAAGTCGAGGATCTCATTAAGCGCGTAATAGACTTCCGAGGCAGTTTGGTTAACGGTGATTCTGACGACGACTTCTACGATTCGTACTCTGGAACAAGGGTTCGTCCCATTTCGGTATACGTAAAAGTGCGGCGCTTACTTAAAAAGTCAGCGCCACAGGAAGACGGCAGATATGATTGGCCGTGGCTTAGTGATAAGCAACTAAACCTAATCATGCACCCTAAACTTATCTAACATCAATTTACAGGGAAGGTTTTCACGATGATCAGAGATGACAGACTGCGAAGGAATTGCGATAGATTCGCTGCCTTGCGGCGGCGGTTCTACGTATTACTCCTAGCTATCTGCGCTCTGGTCGCGGCGATTACCGACGTGGAGAAGTCAATCCTGAACTGGAGCGAAAGTTACTCCAGGGAAAGAAAGATAACCCCATGTCCCCCTGTATTTCTACGAGAAGATAAGATGATTGAGCAGCTCAACTATGTCGAGCGAGTCTGTTAGCATGGCGACCATTAGTGTTCCACGGTTTCCATCTAACGTACCTGCAGTGGCATATCAACGTCGGGCTGTCGGGTTGAGCACAGCCGGTATTACCGGTGAAAGGATGTGGCGTCAAGGCGAGTACTGGACGTGGACCGTTTATCGTCAAGACGGGTCGATCTTAGGGACCTCACCGGATTATCCTACCAAGGATATCCCAGAGATTATTCCCTTTGATGTACCGTATATTCGAAACGGCTACTCCGTTATACTTACCTATCGCAACTACCCTGGAACACCGGGATATTACTACGAAGGCCACTCACGTTTTCCGTTCTACTTCCAAAAGAAGGAACAACGAAGAAACGGCGAGAAATCGTACCGATTCTTGATCCTTATCAAGGGTCGTGATGATGGCCTAAGTCGAACTGGGGCGAGGCATACCGCTCGCCTTAGAGCAGAGAGGGCTAATAACCCTCGAAAGAGTCGGGAATGGACACCGGCTTCCGGACGGAGAAATAACGAGCAACAAACTGTCTCGATTCCAACCTGGAATTATAACAACGGTTCGGGGACCCAAGGGTCCTTCACTGTTGTTACTTACCAGAGAACTAGAGGCGGAACAGTTACTCCGAATTATCTGAAACGGAAGAAGGCTAATACCCTACCCGTAAACGCTTACAGTATGACGCTCGTCCAGAATTCTGACGGTGGCGCTCTTATCGATACCTGGAATGGAAATGGTACCGGTTCGACGCAATCACAAGGATTTGCATACGAGCAGCGTATTGGAACGGCTCCTTTCGGTAACGCTCCTGGTAGTTCACTGGTACCAACTTCAGTGAATAACCGGGCCATAAAGAAGTTGCAAGGTAAAACAGGCCCTGAGTCAGCTAACATCGCTCAAGACCTCTTGCAAATGAGTCAGCTAACTAATCTCATCGGTGATACTGCGATAAGACTGGCTGACACTATGCGCGCCCTTAAACGTGGAAACATATCTAAGGCCGTGCAAACTTTATGGCATACTGACGTCAAACCAAGATACAAGAAGAATAAGCACCCCTCCCCGTCTAACAGCATAGCTGATAATTGGCTAGCGCTGCAATACGGGTGGAAGCCACTTCTTCAGGACATCCATGGTTTGATGGATAGCATTGCCAGGTTACAACTTGGTAGTGTTGTCGTGTATACCGCACGCTCTACTGCACATCATGAAGAGAATCGAGTGAGTTACATGTCGCTTGGTGTCGCGGGTTCCCCTCGTATCGGTACGCAAACGGAAACGTTTGTCGCCGATGTGAGATACGGGATCCGCTACCAGATCGACAATCACTTGAAAGCTTTTCTAGCGCAGACAGGCTTCACAAATCCCATTAATCTGGCATGGGAGGTACTTCCGTACTCCTTTGTAGTTGATTGGTTTATTCCCATCGGTCCTTATCTTGAGCAATTTTCCGCTTGGGATGGACTTGTCTTTAATGACGGATGGAAATCAGTCGTTACGAAGCTGAGTACTACCTGGAATGTTGGCTACTCTGGAAAACTCAACGTGAGTGACCCGAACGACACGCAGATGATTAACTATATTGGTTCTAGAAGAAGGGAAGAAATTACTTATGCGCGAACACGCTTAACAGCGTTTCCGTCACAGGTAATCCCTAGCTTTAAGAACCCGGTTAGTCCTCAACATGCGTTGAACGGGCTTGCTTTGTTGATTAGTGCTTTCAAGAAATAGTCACAGATACATTCCTCCTCTTGTAACAAAAGGAAGATAATGCCTGCCATTGGTAGCATTAAAACGTCAACGCTCGCGATGCCGCTAGCTCGTACGAGTAGCGCCACTGTAAGTTATGACAAAACGTTCGACCCCGAAGGGATTGATTCCAAAGGAGTTGCACGATGGGTGGATCGATCGGGCGGTATCGCCGTCGGTTACCCTAGCCTCTCGCTCAGTATACGTAAACCCACTCAAGGGTCTCGCGTATATAAAGTGACTGGGAAAGCTGCTATCCCCACGCTCGAAGTTACCGCGCCTACTACGGTTACCGGCATCCAGCCGCAACCGACGAAGGCCTACGATAATCAGTGCATGTTTGAGTTTTTGCTGCCAGAACGGAGTACACTTGCTGAACGGTTAGTTCTGTTCAACATTATGCACTCGCTGTTCCTGACCACAATTAACGCCAGTGATGACGCGCCGACCGATGCAACTGGGTCGCCGCTTCTAGCTGTTGTTAGCAACCTGGATTCGGTGTACTAAAACCGCTGAATTCACCCTCGGTGTTAACTGAGGCCCCTGTGGGCTTGAAAACCCACTATTGTTGTTAAACTCATTAGGAAAGCAACCTACCATGTCTTCTGAGAAGCGAGGTAAGAACCGTTTAAAAGGGTTCTATAAATATCGTGTTGGCTCCAAGGAAACAACCTTGGCTATTGAAGAGTACTATGCAGCCCTGGATTGCCCGCGTAGCTTGGCCCTATGGTTAATGTTCAGCAATAACGAACACGACCAAATGGTTAACGTTACGTGGGATCCACTAGCTTACGATACACTGCAAGCTAGCCGGGATTCTTACATGGCAACCAAGTTCCTATCCAAGTACGAAGGGTTAAACCTTCACCTGGACAAGGACGAAGAAGCCTGGAAGAAGTTCGATAAATTTGAACTTCTGTGTAAGAGTACAAACGATCGTTTCCGACACCTTGCAAGTGACCCCCTATATCAAGGGGCCGCCGTCTGGATTCATAACGAATCCACTCGAAAAATTGCAGAGTTACTCGGAGACTTTAATCCTGCAGAGTTTGCTTCATCGCCGGACTGGGGTCCTGGTGCTTCTACAAAAGTAAAACGTAGAGACGCCAGTGCTACAGAAAAGTTCCAGAACGAATCTGGAATAACACGCGACCTTTACTCTTTAGTTTCACCTGAATTGATGGGTCAGATGTATCCCCATTGGTCTCAGCATCTCGTCACAGGTGGGGTTTATCCCCCACCGAAGTCCGGAGGAACATATCCGTGCTACGAGGTTGGAAACAAAGTTATCACTGTTGCGAAGGATGCAAAATCTAACCGAGTTATCGCCATAGAACCTGGTATCAATCTTTGGTTCCAGAAATCGATTGGCGAAATGGTTAGGTCTAGACTCCGACGCGTGGGAATCAACTTAAACTCGCAAAAACGTAATCAGCTATTGGCTAAAAAGGGTTCCCTGACTGGGGACCTTGCCACAGTTGACATGGAAAGTGCGAGCGATTCCGTGAGTACATCAGTCGTGAGGGAACTACTTCCTCCCGATTGGTTTACAATCATGGATACCTGTCGATCCCATTACGGGCACCTTAGAGGCCAAGTACATAAGTGGGCCAAGTTCTCCAGCATGGGGAACGGCTTCACCTTTGAACTTGAATCCTTGATATTCTACGCGGTTGCAAAAAGCTGCGTGGAATATCTCCGTGTCACTGGCGATAAAACTGTCAGTGTGTACGGGGACGACGTCATATTACCGACGTCCGCTTTTAAGATGTTTTCTGAGATGATGACATTTTACGGCTTTCGTATTAATGAAAGGAAGTCCCATACATCAGGATTCTTTCGTGAAAGCTGTGGTGACCATTACTTCTCAGGGTTTGATCTCAAACCAATCTACCTTAAGGGTAGGCTCAGTTCAATCCTGACGGTATACCGTCTAGCGAACGCGGTTCGGAGGTTGGCGCACAGGCAATGTAACTACATGGCTTGTGATGCTCGCTTTCGTCCGATGTTCGATCTCTTAGTGCAACGAACACCCAAAGCTTTGCGGCTAAGGGTGCCAGAAGGGCTAGGAGACGGTGGCTTCATCGGTAATTTTGATGAGGCCACACCAACTAGTGCGTACTTAAAGCCTAAGAGTTTGTATGTCGAAGGCTATGAAGTACAGCAGCTAGGGGAAGTAGCAGAATGCTACGAATCAGAGCAGAACGGCTATTTACTAGCCGAACTTTGGCGTATATCAGATCGCGAACCGGCATCACTGCCGTTTCGGAAACGCCTGTCCAGGCTCGAATCGCTTCGACGCCTCATAACTTGGAATGATGTCGAGTTTCAAGGACGTAACTCCGTCCCTCGGCACCAAACTAAGATGAGGTTATCGATGAGTCTGGTAAGACAGTGGTATGACTTAGGACCGTGGGCATAAACAAAACCACGGCCGGAGTCGTACTCTAGGTCACCCCGTTAGTCACAATCGACTACGGGGCTTCGAGGGTTATATTTTCACACCCTCTGGGGGCATTAACCATTGCCACCAAGCGGAAATAAGCG